GTGTGTTTGGGTTTGCTCCCCATAGTACAGCAGAACCTTCAAACAAAAGAATCTCTTTAATAAGATTATACTCCTCTGCTTGACCTTTCTGTTGTGCTTCAGCTTTAATTGTTCTAAAACCTACAGAGTGCTGGTTGATATGACCTGACTTGTAAAACTCTAAAACATCATTGCCCCAAGTTGTGTTAGGTACATCAGTAACTCCTACTAAGTAGTTATCCTCTACATATAACTCAGAGAATTTGCCAATAGCTGATTTTAGTGATGGGTTGTGGTCTGTTAAATGCCAAATCAAATTAGCACCCTTAGGACCTCTTTCAGCCATAGTCTTATTGTAAGCACCGTGATCAATGACATCATTATCATAGTCCTTAGAACCCATCTGACTAATGGCTACTTTTACTTTCCTTGAAGTCTCTGATACATCTCTTACAGAGTCTGTTATCAGTTTTTGCTCAAAATATCTTTTCATAGTTTCTTTCATTTAGGGAGGGTTAGGTCTGGTTCTTGTTTCATTGTCGCAGTATTGGCTATTGCCACCTAATCACCTCCCAAATTATGTTCTGATTAGTTGTCCTCTGCTGTCTCTTTTAGGTACTACTATATAACTACACCTACAATTAATCACCATTGCTGCTGATCCTCCAGGAGCTAATGGGTATTCAATCTGTTCACCACTTCTTGGGTCTGTGAAGTTGTCATAAAAGTCAACTACTTGCCCATCCATATGGTAGTGATCCTTAGGTTGCTCAGGTTTAAAACCTCTGGTCCGTGAATCTCTAAAAGCTATCCACTCTTTGACCATTTCGTAATTAAACCCCTCTGCTGCCGCTTTTACACCTGTGTTGGCTGCTCTACCTACCTCAGTTCTGATTATTCTCTCAGCTTGCATTGCAGTAAACCCTGATGTCTCAAACAATTTAACAATCTCATCTATAGTCAACTCTTTTGAGATAGCTGACTGTAAGACTAAGATTAAATGATTTCTTAATGTCTCAGAGGTTTTTACTACTGCATACTGAAGTAAGGTCTTTTGCAGTTCATCTTGTATGAACTTAATCCAAGCCTCATCTCTACCTAATCCCTTTTGGGCAATCTCTCGCCTAATCTGTTTGTAGGTTTCATTGGCATAGTAAACACCCACTTTTTTATAGATGTCTGCTATTGGCTTATTTAAGTCATCACTCCATAACTTAGTGCGAAGCTCCACAAGTGCTTGCCTTGCTCCTTTTCTCTTTATAGTACCTATCAAAGAACTAACAACCTTATCTAATGACCTCTTAACCTTAGGGAAGAATTGGCTGCCAAATTTCCGGTTGGTCCTGTGGAACTTCTTTGCCCATTCTATCCTTTCGTTGTTGGTCATTTAACCTATCTCTTAAAGCCTGTCTTTTGGCTTCCATTTTCGCTTTTAACATTGCACAGCACCTTTCCTTTTTAGTTATTGGATAGGTCTGCTTTATTATATCCTCAATCATCTATTTCCTCATCCATTTCCTCACTATCAGGACTTTCATCTTCCATCTCATCCTCCTTAACATCGTACTCTGATAATGGCATTCCATCCTGAGTAGTTATCCAAGGCTCATCAAATAGAGGGTTATCTATTCTTTCTAGTCCTAAGTGCATTCTTTGCTCATTCGGGCTTAAAGCTCTAAGTTGGTTAATCCAAGTTGATTTCTCTTTAACATCTTCCTGTAATTCAGTAAAGACAGTATGATCAAAGTCAACATATATATTCTGTCCTTTATATCCCCAGTCTGTTTGTAGCTTACGATTAAAGTGGTTTCTAAATGAAACTAACTGTGGGATTGCACAGCGAGCTGTAAGGGCCTTTTCAGCCTCTCTAACATTGTTATAAGTAGAGCTATCAGAATCACCCATCAACTGACTTGGAACCCCATAAACAGCCCCAAATCTCTTTAGGTCCCATTTCTCAGACTCAATGATTGATAAGTCAACAGGGCTAAGTCCTACAGACTGCCATCCCAACTTATAACCACTCACTCCAATTCTGCCCCAATTGTCTGAACCTACCCACTCACCTTTGCCTACAAGTTTTTGCTTTACTGCTTCTACTTGCTTTCTTGTGTCTAAAGGATCAATGCCATTAGATAAAACTCTAGGGTCATCCATATAAAGAACACCTTTGACACCTTGATTCTCTAACATTGCGGCTGATGCCTTGATAGCTGAGTTAGAACGGCTTAACCTTCTCAATGCAGCCTTTAAAGGACTCATACCATAAAGGTGTGCGCCATTTACATCCCAATCATAGTTTTGGTATTTATCGTGCAAAACCTGACTCTTAGGGAAATAAGCCTCAGCAAGATTGGTCATTACATAAGCCTGCTCAACTATAGGGAATTGATTTGTAGTTGCAATGATTGAAACCTCCTGATAAGGTAGGTTGTGTAATTGAAAGGGCTTGCCAGCATTAGCACCCATATCCAACATCTGAGACCAAATAGTTCTACCTCCTGTGATTAGTTTCCATCCGCTTGAATTGGCTACTAAATCTTGGAATGTCTCATAGTCATTAGGATATTTAAGAAGCTCAGATAGTCTGTCAACATAAATAGGCTCTAAGGCTTTCTTTCTGTATTTAACAGCTTTCTTAAAGTCTTGTGTGCTGATATCCTTCTTTCTCATTAACCCCTGGTAAGACTTAAAAGCTGCCTCATCAACAATCTTGTAAGCTGCCCACTCAGGGAGTTTTACCTTATCTGTAATTAATGTAACTGCTGTGTAAATGATATCATTGACCTGATATCCATCTGTGATGTAATTCTTTCTGTTGTCGGCAATACCTACATAGGTTCCACCCATCATTGTGTAAGAAGCAAAAGGCTGCCCTATATTCATTAGGGGTAGAGCCTTACCTCTCAACACATTCCACGCATCTTGTATCTTGCCCATTTTATATCTTTACCAAGCTAAGACCTCAAATCTTGGCTTGTTTAGTTTTGTAAATATCGCATATCGCATAGCATCACAACCGTGATCCCACATCTTAACCGGACTCTCATCAGGATGCACTTTGCCATCCTTATCTGTTTTCCACTTGTAGGATCTAATCTCTTTTATGAGATTGGTTGATTCAGGTGTTACTGTCAGAGGTTGGCTTTTTACCTTTTGAATTCCTGCATAGACATCCTTTTCGGCTGGCTTTGCATTGTACCCTGCTCTGACAAGTTCTTCTATTGTCTTAGGTTCTGCTGCATCACAAAATATCTCATCAGACTTTCTGATGTCTAAGGCTTTCATCTTCTCTATTAGGTCAGATGTTGTTAGCCTTGTTTCGTATAACATTTCGTGTGCATAGGTTTGATTATCTTTAAACCCTACTTTGATTAGTGCAGTTGGTACTGAATAGCCAAAGTCTAAACCATAGACAACCTCTGAATCTTCTTTAAAAGGTCCTTGCTTCCAATGGGTGTAAATAATCTCCTGACTTTTACCTCTCTCCCCTAACCCGAACACCTTCCACATATTCTCATCAGCATCTTTGAGACTTTCTATCTCTTGGACCTGTTCTTTAGGTAAAAAGGGATTATTCTTGTAAGTAGAGTGGATTAGTTTATTGTTTTGTTTATCAGCTACATCATAAACCCAAGAGGCCTCATCCACAGGGTTGAAGTCCAAAAAGATTGTCTGTTTAGTTCTTAGGGCTAACTGTTGGTAGATAGAGTGAGGAAGTAGATTTGCCTCATTTATGTAAAGTATATCTCTACCTGGTCCTCTAACCTTTCCCGAATCTTCAGCACCAAAAAACTCAATGTAACTGCCATTAGGATAGTGATAAACATTGTCAGTCTTGTTAAATGCTTCATCTGAATAGATCTCAGCATCCTCTAAGATTTGTAAAATGTCTCTCCTTGCTCCTCTCTTTAAGTGAGGTAAGGAAGGACTAACCACCGAAATAGTAACCTTTTCTTTATGCGGTATGTAAAGAGCTAATAGCTGTGAAATGGAATAAGTTTTGCCTGACCTTGTTGATCCCTGATTGGCAATCACTCGGTAAGTCTTGGCTTGATAAGCCTCCAAATTCCATTCAAAGACCTTAGTATATCTAACCGTTACTTCCTTCATTGGCTGGCTTAAATAAGATATTTATGCCACCATCAACCTTAATGTCTTGTTCTGCTTTTTCTTTTTGACCTAATCTTTGCTTGCCTAACCATATTAGCATTGTGCGGTCTTTATCTTTGATTGCTGCTTCGTATTGGACCTTCCTTAAAATACTATCTCCAGAGGCTTGCTTTTCTTGCTTAAATGCCACAAAATCTTTATCCAAATCTGACTTACATCTTTGATACAGAGTGTTTTCGTGGACTCCAAGTTGAGCTGCAATTTCAACCCCTGAGCATCCTGCTTCTAGGTATTCTGCTACAAGGTTCCAATCTATTGGGCTGAGTGATGACATTTATCTTTTAGCCGAGTTATGGCTTTTATAAGTAATATAAATAAAAACCCTTAGCCAAATAAATGACTAAGGGCTGTATCTAATTCTTAACTTTACTAATCACCCCCAAATATAAGCAATTTTAGGCATATTAGCAAAATTACTTATTCACAACTTAGGGTTCCACTCAGTAAGTATTCTTACCATTTCTAGCATTACCCCTTGACCACCTTTAGTCTCTAATATGTGAACACCATCTAATTCTTTTATTTCTTTAGAGGCATCTGAAGGGCAAAAGCAGTATTTGGCTCTTTGTAGCATTGGAATATCCCAAGCTGAGTCACCTATGGCTATTTGATAGTCAAAGGGGATAGACTCTTTGTTTCTAATGTTATGAATCTCTGCACCAGACCTCTTTAGATAAAACTCTGATCCAGGCCAAGATGAGGCAGTTACTATATGCACTTGAAAACCCATTGCTAATAGTTCCTTGATTGCACCTAAGTCTTTGTTATTAAAGGACTTAATGATTTCACCTTGATGGTTTACCCATATTTTACCATCGGTTAAAACTCCATCAACATCTACACAGATTGTCATAAGTTATTTTTTTACTATCCAATAAAACCATTGCTTATTTCCTATGTCTATTTTCTTATACATATGTGCTGTAAAAAGTGTGGCTAATTCTCCTACTTTACCTTTAATTCTTAATATGCCTGATTCTGTTAGGTCTAAGTTAAACTGATGAAAACCCTGCCAGTTTTCGTGTTCTGCTTCATTACAAAAACCTTGCACAATTAAATAACCTCCTGGTTTAACTGCTTCTATTAACCTATCTAAGGCATCACCAGGGTTTTGGCAATGATCTAAGGCATTTGAGATATGTACTATATCAAACTCATTAGAATACTTTAAATACTCTGCTGGTATGGCTAATGGTGGAGTTAGCTTATGTCTTTCATAGTCAAAAATAAGCCTGTAAAGGTCTCCTAATGGATCACAAGCTGTGACATTTACTAAACCATTTAGCAAAGAGCAAACTCCTGAGCCTACATCCAAAACTGAGTCATTTTTTACCGATAGGATAAAATCTGCTACCTCTTGATTAAGTTCTGGTGTTTTTACTTTCTTAACCCAACCGCTTAAAAATCGGTCTGTCTTAACAAATTGCTGCCAAAAGGCTAACTCGTGGTAAATACCGTGTAATTCTAAAGTTGTCATATTGTTTATTTTATTTAGGCCATAGTTTAGTTTGCCAATCTTTGCCGTATTTTTCCAACATATGTCTTTGACTTATAGGGGTCCAATAGTTTCTTAACTGACTTCTTATTGCTCTTATAGGATGTCCTTCTTTGTTTCTTAAATATGTGTGACCAATTTGTGTGCCATAATGGACACCTACTTTATATCCTTTTTCTCTAACCCTATGACACCAATCAAGGTCCATATAATAGTAAGCAAGCATTTCATCTAATGGGTTGTCACTAAATACCTCAGCATTAACCATTGGGGCTGTCCATTCTACAAATGGTGTTTCCTTAGTTCCTTGAAAGTCTTTAATTGGCCATTGAAACCTGTGGTCAGATGATGACATTGATGGATGTAAAGCTGCCCATTCCCCTTTAGCCATTTCATAAGCTAACTTATGTGGTAAATCAGGATCAAAGGTTATGTTAGATACAAACCATAGATAATCTGCTTTCCATAAAGGGTCCATTAGTATTGAGTTGTAGGCTCTTGACATATTACCTACCCCATCCCTACTGACCACCTCAAATGGTAAGTCTGTGGCTTCTACACACTTGACTGTTTGTTGAAAGTCAGGCTCATAGTATTCTAAAAGAACGATTAAGACTCTTGACATATTATTTGATTTATTTTATTCATCC